GAACCAGTCAATGAACCAATAGCTGTTGGTGCATCTGCTGATGAGTCTGTGCGAGTTCGTTCAAACCGACCGGAATACTCTCCGGAGTTTGAGCAGGCATGGCTGGCATATCCCAAACGTGCTGGTGGCAATTCAAAATCTGCAGCCTTCAAAGCCTGGAAAGCCCGTTTGAATGAGGGGGTAAACCCCGAAACCATGCTGGAAGGTGTGAAACGCTATGCGGGCTGGGTATCTGCGATGGGTAACAGCGGCACACAATTTGTGAAACAGGCTGTCACGTTCTTTGGTCCGGATCGTCATTTCGAAGAATCCTGGGAAGTTCCTGCGGTATCTGCAGTCAGACGCGAGGACCCGTACTTCAAAGCCAGTTACGACAACGTGGACTACAGCCAGATCCCGGCAGGATTCAGGGGGTGATCATGAGTCTTTTGAATGAAGTTCAGAAATTCATTGAAGCCCATCCGGGGTGTACTTCCGGAGACATTGCGGATGCTTTTGCAGGTTACTCACGGCAGCGCGTTCTGCAGTCAGCAAGCAAGTTACGTCAGAGTGGGCGTGTGGCTCACCGTTGTGAAGGAGATACACGCAGACATTTCCCGCGCCTGACTGAGAGAGCGCAGGAGCCGGAACCACAATCTGTTCGTGAAACCAGACCTGTGCGCAATTTCTATGTCGGCACTAACGACCCCCGGGTGATTTTGTGCCTGACCCGCCAGGCTGAAGAACTGGAGTCCAGGGGCTTATTCCGTCGAGCTGCAACGGTGTGGATGGAGGCATTCCGTGAAAGCCACTCCCAGCCAGAACGAAACAATTTTCTGGCGCATCGTGAGCGGTGCTTACGGAAAAGCAGCAAGCGCGCTGCATCGGGTGAAGAGTGGTATCTGTCAGGGAATTACGTGGGGGCTTAATGAGTAATAAATATTGCCAGGCGCTGGTGGAGCTGCGGAACAAACCAGCCCATGAACTGAAGGAAGTGGGCGATCAGTGGCGCACGCCGGACAACATTTTCTGGGGAATTAACACCCTGTTTGGCCCGTTTGTTCTGGATCTGTTTACTGATGGTGATAACGCCAAATGTGCCGCTTATTACACTGCGGAAGACAACGCGCTGGCGCATGACTGGTCAGAACGTCTTGCGGAGCTTAAAGGTGCTGCCTTTGGTAATCCCCCGTACAGCCGCGCCAGTCAGCATGAGGGGCAATACATCACCGGCATGCGTTACATCATGAAACATGCCAGTGCTATGCGTGATAAAGGCGGGCGCTATGTTTTCCTGATCAAAGCTGCCACCAGCGAAGTTTGGTGGCCGGAAGATGCAGACCATATTGCTTTTATTCGCGGGCGTATTGGTTTTGAACTGCCAGCCTGGTTTATCCCGAAGGACGAGAAGCAGGTGCCGACAGGCGCTTTCTTCGCTGGTGCTATTGCTGTTTTCGACAAGACCTGGAAGGGACCGGCAATCAGCTACATCGGGCGCGATGAACTTGAGGCATGTGGTGAGGCGTTTCTGGCGCAGGTTCGCCAGCAGGCGGAAAAACTTGTCAGGGAGATGGCGGCATGACGACGTTAACTCAATGCCAGCAGCAGGTGCTGGATATGCTGATTTCTTACCAGAAAGAACGTGGCTTCCCGCCAACCAATCAGGAGGTGGCAACCATGCTGGGATACCGTTCAGTGAATGCAGCGGTGGAACATCTTCGCGCACTGGAGAAAAAAGGAGTCATCACGATAAAGCGTGGCGTGGCCCGGGGTATCACTCTTCATACCGCGGTGAAGGACGACGACAGCGAGGCGGTCGGGATTATCCGCTCACTGCTTGCCGGTGAGGAAAACGCCAGGCTGCGTGCAGCCCACTGGTTACATGAGAGAGGCCTGAAAGTATGAAGCTGATCCTGCCTTTCCCGCCCAGCGTGAACTCGTACTGGCGACACCCCAACAAGGGGGAATTTGCTGGTAAGAGCCTGATAAGCGCGGCGGGGCGAAAATTTCAGAGCGCGGCGTGCGCAGCAATAGTTGAGCAGTTACGTCGTCTGCCAAAACCAACGTCGGCACCTGCTTCAGTGGAGATCGTGTTGTTTCCTCCGGATAACCGGATCCGCGATCTGGACAACTATAACAAGGCGCTGTTTGACGCGTTGACCCACGCGGGTGTGTGGGAAGACGACAGACAGGTGAAAAGAATGCTGGTGGAGTGGGGACCGGTTATCCCGAAAGGGAAGGTCGAGATCACCATCAGTAAGTACGAGAAAACGGCGGGTGCAGCCGCCTGATCAAGAGGAGAAACGAAGTATGAATAATCTGATGGTCATTGATGGTATTGAAGTTCGTCGTGATGCTTATGGTCGTTACAGCCTGAACGATCTGCACAGGGCTGCCGGTTCTCTGGATAAGCATAAGCCTGCATTCTGGCTCCGCAATGAGCAAACTGAACGTTTAATAAGCGAGTTGCAGATTTGCAACTCGGTCAATATAGAGCCAGTTAACGTTATTCGTGGCGGAAATAACCAGGGGACGTATGTCTGCAAAGAACTGGTGTATGCCTATGCAATGTGGATAAGCCCGTCATTCCATCTGAAGGTGATCCGTACTTTCGACATGGTAACCAGCGCACCGGAAAAATTATCCGGACAGGCTGCTGACAAGATGCAGGCTGGTGTGATTCTGCTGGACTTTATGCGCCGGGAATTAAACCTGTCTAACTCTTCAGTGCTTGGAGCCTGTCAGAAACTCCAGGAGGCTGTTGGCTTACCGAATCTGGCACCGCGCTATGCCATTGATGCTCCTGCTGACGCGCCTGATGGCTCAAGCCGCCCCACGCTGTCACTGAGTGCACTGCTGAAGCAGTATGGTATCCGCCTGACAGCTAATCAGGCATATCACCAGATGGTGAAGCTGGGGATCGTCGAGCAGCGCGAACGATACAGCCGTACCGCGATTAACAACATCAAAAAATTCTGGTCGCTGACAGCGAAAGGCTGCATGTTCGGCAAGAACATCACCAGTCCCGCAAATCCGCGCGAGACGCAGCCGCACTTTTTCGAATCCCGATTCCCTGAGCTGTTAAAGTTGCTCGATACCGTTCATTGAGGTGACCGTGAGAGCACTACTGACCCCTGAAATAGCCCCGCGTATGGGGATCGTATTGTTCAGACCAGGTTCAGAGCTGATGCCCCTGTTTATGCAGGGGCGTGTACTGCTGGAGCCTGAGCCGGAACGTTATTCATCTTTCGCCAGTGGTGCCGTTCCCGCGGCATCACAACCGCTGGCGGATGATCCTGCTGTTCGGGCCGTGTTCCGCAATGAGGCAGTGATCCGTCGTGCTGGTGGCGTGGAATGTCTTGAAAGCTGGTTACTTCGTGAAAAAGGCTGCCAGTGGCCTCATTCCGACTGGCACAGCGAGAACATGACCACAATGCGACACGCTCCGGGCGCAATCCGTCTGTGCTGGCACTGTGATAACCAGCTGCGCGATCAGTTCACGGAACGGCTGGAATCAATGGCAACGGATAACTGTGCCCGCTGGGTGTTGTCTGTTGTGCGTCGGGATCTCGGTTTTGATGATAGTCACGTTGTGACAATGCCGGAACTGTGCTGGTGGCTGATTCGTAATGACCTGGCGGATGCCTTACCGGAAAGTGCAGCCCGTAAGGCACTGAGATTACCAAAGCCTGTTGTGCCGTCTGTCACCCGGGAAAGTGACCTTGTGCCTTCGGTTCCTGCCACCAGCATCATCCAGGATAAGGCAAAAAAGGTGCTGGCGCTGAAAGTGGATCCGGAGTCGCCGGAGTCTTTTATGTTACGCCCAAAACGTCGCCGCTGGGTTAATGAAAAGTACACGCGCTGGGTTAAGACACAGCCGTGTGCATGTTGTGGAAAGCCCGCTGATGATCCCCACCACCTGATAGGCCACGGTCAGGGGGGAATGGGTACAAAAGCGCATGACCTCTTTGTGTTGCCTTTGTGCAGAAAGCATCACGACGAGCTGCATGCGGATACCGTGGCATTTGAAGAGAAGTATGGCTCCCAGCTGGAGCTGATATTTCGTTTTATCGATCGTGCGCTGGCAATAGGCGTACTGGCGTAAGTGGAGAATGAGCATGAACCTTGAAGCCTTACCAAAATATTACTCCCCAAAATCTCCAAAATTGAGCGATGACGCACCGGCGACAGGCTCTGGTGGTTTAACGATTACGGATGTGATGGCTGCGCAGGGGATGGTGCAGTCGAAAGCACCACTGGGTTTTGCCTTATTCCTGGCAAAAGTTGGTGTTCAGGATCCTCAGTTTGCGATTGAAGGTCTGCTCAATTACGCGATGGCACTGGATAACCCGACATTGAATAAATTGAGTGAAGAAACCCGGTTACAGATCATCCCTTACCTTGTGAATTTTGCCTTTGCTGATTATTCCAGGTCTGCGGCAAGTAAGGCTCGCTGTGAGCATTGTGCAGGTACTGGATTTCATAATGTATTGCGCGAAGTGGTGAAACACTCCAGAAGCGGTGAATCTGTTATCAAGGAGGAGTGGGTGAAGGAACTATGTCAGCATTGTCATGGTAAGGGAGAAGTCAGCACAGCGTGCAGAGGGTGTAAGGGTAAAGGTATTGTCCTGGATGAAAAAAGGACCCGGCTTCATGGCACGCCTGTTTATAAGATTTGTGGACGTTGCAATGGAAACCGGTTTAGCCGTTTACCAACCACACTGGCGCGGCATCATGTACAGAAACTGGTACCAGATTTGACGGATTATCAGTGGTACAAAGGATATGCAGATGTCATTGATAAACTGGTTACAAAGTGCTGGCAGGAAGAAGCATATGCAGAGACACAATTGAGAAAAGTGACAAGATAAATGATTTTCGCCGAAGATGGCGACATGATGCTTGCATTTTTCAAAAAATATGGATAAGATTTTCCCAACGATGGGCTTTGTATGTCTACCGTTGATAAGATTTAAGAACCCGCCGCTGAGCGGGTTTTTTTGTGCCTTGATGTTGGCAGTACGGTAAACACGCTGGTGGTCGTGAATACTGACTTTTTATCTTGCTGGCTTTTTAGACAAGAGTTATTGGTATGTCATGTTAACCAGAAGGAAAAAAGACATGCTAAAACAGCTAGATATGACAGAAACGGCGAAAGTTGTTTTTAATGAATTAAGCGTCGAACCGGCAACAGTCGGGGAGATAGCACAAAACACATACCTTTCACGCGAACGCTGTCAGTTAATACTGACCCAGCTGGTTATGGCGGGGCTGGCAGATTACCAGTTCGGCTGTTACAGACGCCTTCAGCAATGAAGGGCTTTTAATTTGTGAAAATGGGCGGCTGGTGGGTGTTGGTAGCACCTGCCAGCCATTCGCTCATGCTTACTGGTCACAAGCGAACCACGGCCCACTGCTTTAGCGCAAAAGCAGAGTGAGCCTACCAGAGTTACGCTTACTGATCCATGAAAAATACTGTAAAAATAAACAGTGTTGATTTAATCAACGCTGATTGCCTGCATTTTATTCAGTCCCTGCCTGATGATTCCATTGACCTGATTGTTACCGATCCGCCGTACTTCAAGGTGAAACCCAACGGTTGGGACAATCAGTGGAAAGGGGACGAAGATTACCTTAAGTGGCTGGATCACTGTCTGGCCCAGTTCTGGCGGGTGTTGAAACCTGCCGGAAGCCTTTACCTGTTCTGTGGACATCGCCTGGCATCTGATATTGAGATCATGATGCGTGAACGTTTCAACGTGCTTAACCATATCATCTGGGCGAAGCCGTCCGGACGTTGGAATGGGTGTAATAAAGAAAGTCTGCGTGCATATTTTCCTGCCACAGAGCGCGTTCTGTTTGCTGAACATTACCATGGGCCATATCGTGGCAAAAGTGACGGCTATGCGGCAAAAGAAAGGGAACTCAAACAGCACATAATGGCACCGCTGATATCGTATTTCAGGAATGCTCGTGCCGAACTGGGTATAACGGCAAAACAAATTGCCGAAGCCACAGGTAAGAAAAATATGGTTTCCCACTGGTTTGGTGCCAGTCAGTGGCAGTTGCCGAATGAGGCTGACTACCGGAAGTTACAGGCACTGTTTTCCCGTATAGCGGCAGAGAAGTTTCAGGAACAGCAATTGGAACAACCACACCACCAGCTGGTGGCATCTTATGATTCACTGAATCGCAAATATTCTGAATTGCTGGATGAGTTTAAATCACTCCGGCGCTATTTCTCCGTATCAGTCTCCGTGCCTTATACCGATGTCTGGACGCATAAGCCCGTTCAGTTCTATCCGGGTAAACATCCGTGCGAGAAACCGGCGGATATGCTCCGGCAAATAATCAATGCCAGTAGTCGACCAGGCGATCTGGTTGCTGATTTCTTTATGGGATCCGGTTCCACAATAAAAGCAGCAATGGCGCTGGGGCGTCGGGCGTTAGGTGTTGAACTTGAGTCAGAGCGGTTTAATCAGACGGTGAAAGAGGTAAGTGAACTGGTGGGGAAATAATTCTGGTGGCCACGTTGCGTGGCCTTTTTATTTCCAACACAGCACCCGCAAATATCGCGAGGTGAGAGATGACGAAATGCCTCATAACCCAAATACCTGGCCGGACTGGCTGGAGTTGTTTCAGAGCTGGTGGCGTGGAGACACACCGCTGGGTGCAGTGATTATGTCGATCGTTATGGCTGGTTTGCGCATCGCCTATTTTGGCGGTGGTGGTGGCTGGAAGCGAAAAACGCTCGAGATTTTGCTATGTGGCGCTCTGACGCTGACCTTTGCATCCGCTCTTGAGTATGTCGGATGGCCTAAATCGCTTTCTGTTGCCATTGGTGGTGGCGTGGGGCTGATCGGTGTCGATGCTATTCGTGGGGCTGCAATGCGAGTAATCGGTAACAAATTTGGTAGCTCGAAGGAGTAATTTATGCAGGCACTAAATTCCCAGCGTAAAGCTTTCCTGGATATGGTGGCATGGTCAGAAGGAACGGATAACGGGCGACAACCGACACGTAACCACGGTTATGATGTTATTGTTGGTGGCGAACTGTTCACTGATTACTCCGATCACCCTCGCAAACTTGTCACGCTAAACCCCAAACTCAAATCAACAGCCGCCGGACGTTACCAGCTTCTTTCACGCTGGTGGGATGCTTACCGTAAACAGCTTGGCCTGAAAGATTTTTCTCCAGAAAGCCAGGACGCTGTAGCTCTGCAGCAGATTAAAGAGCGTGGTGCTTTACCGATGATTGACCGCGGCGATATTCGTCAGGCAATCGACCGTTGCAGCAATATCTGGGCTTCGTTGCCGGGGGCTGGTTACGGTCAGTATGAACATAGAATCGGTGACCTGATTGCCCGATTTAAAGAAGCGGGTGGGGTGGTAAATGAAGCTGAGATATAAGCTGGTTATTGTTGCCTTCTTTGTTACCGTCATCGGTTCTTTTATCTGGTCTGCCGGGCATTACTACAGCAAATATCAGCACGAAAAGGAGCGTGCTGATGAGGCTGTACGAAATGCTGAATCAGCAACTGCCATTACCCGTAACGTTCTGCAATCACTGCAAATCGTCAATACAGTTCTGGAGGCTAACCAGCATGCAAAACAGCAGATCGCACTGGAGTCACAGAGAACCCAGGAAGATATCAAAGTGGCTGTTGCGGATGATGATTGTGCTTCACGTCATGTGCCTGCTGCCGCTGCTGACCGGTTGCGGAAGTACGCGAACAGTTTACGTACCGATTCCGGCGGTACCGTTGCCAGCAAGCCTGACTACTGAAACTCCCCAGCCAGTCATTCCCGAGCCGCTGACCTATGGGGCCAGTCTGGATCTGAATGTGAGCCTGCTTTCGGCGTTGGGACAATGCAATATTGACAAAGCGGGGATTCGAAGTATCGAGATGCGCCGTAACGCTTTGCTGGCAGCAGTCAAATAGTCCGGATAAAGAACAGGAATATATTTATGCCCCCTCGAACTCCAAAAGCCTGCCGCGTTCGCGGCTGCCGTAATACCACGACAGACCCGTCAGGCTACTGCGAAAGCCACAAAAGCGAAGGCTGGAAGCAATACAAGCCAGGACAATCCCGTCATCAGCGCGGTTATGGTTCGAAGTGGGATGTTATCCGCGTGCGTGTGTTGAAGCGTGACAAAGGACTGTGCCAGTTGTGCCTGCGTGCCGGTGTGGTGCGTGAAGCGAAAACCGTTGATCACATCATCCCTAAAGCGCATGGCGGCTCTGATGCCGACAGTAATCTGCAGAGCCTGTGCTGGCCGTGTCATAAGGCGAAGACGGCCCGTGAACGGTTGAAGTGATAATAATTCTCAACTGCCTGAGGGGAGGGGCGGGTCAAATCCCTGCGGCCTGACGTCTTCCGGACTGCCCGCCCCATCGTTTTTTTATACCCGCGAAAAATGAAATTTAACCTGGAGTGCCGCATATGGCTGGAACGGCGGGGCGTTCCGGGCGTCGCCCCAAGCCAACGGCGCGCAAGGCGCTGGCCGGAAACCCCGGCAAGCGAGCCCTGAATAAAGATGAACCTGTTTTTACGCCCATCAAAGGTGTTGAGCCACCGGAGTGGTTCGCTGAAGAAGATCTCCCTCTCGCCACGATCATGTGGCAACTGACAACCAAAGAACTCTGCGGTCAGGGCCTGCTGTGCGTGACTGACCTGGCGGTACTTGAGCGGTGGTGTGTGGCCTATGAGTTCTGGCGACGTGCCGTGAAAAATATTGCCAGACAGGGTAACACCATCACCGGTGCAATGGGTGGCATGGTCAAAAATCCGGAGCTGACCGCCAAAAAAGAACAGGAGTCCGAGATGAGCAGCACGGGGGCAATGCTCGGACTCGACCCCAGCAGCCGCCAGCGTCTGATTGGCCTGGCGGGGAAGAAGAAAGCCACTAACCCGTTTCTGACAATCTGAAAATCATCGAATCATGAGCCGGAAATCTTACCCCAACGTAAATGCTGCCAATCAGTATGCCCGGGATGTCGTGCGCGGAAAGATTGTGGCCTGCCAGTTTGTGATTCAGGCCTGCCAGCGCCATCTTGATGACCTGATGGCGGAAAAAAGTAAGTCGTTTCGTTACCGCTTCGACAAGGACCTGGCTGAACGGGCCGCCAAATTTATTCAGCTGTTGCCGCACACCAAGGGTGAGTGGGCATTTAAGAGGATGCCCATCACGCTGGAGCCGTGGCAGCTCTTTGTGATCTGCTGCGCGTTTGGCTGGGTCAATAAAGGCTCCCGGCTGCGCCGCTTCCGTGAGGTGTATACCGAAATCCCCCGTAAGAACGGCAAATCGGCAATCTCTGCCGGTGTCGCCCTGTATTGTTTTGCCTGTGATAACGAGTTTGGCGCGGAAGTGTATTCTGGTGCCACGACAGAGAAACAGGCGTGGGAAGTCTTTCGCCCGGCGCGACTGATGTGTAAACGCACACCCATGCTGACGGAAGCGTTCGGGATTGAGGTTAACGCCTCAAACATGAACCGTCCGGAGGATGGCGCGCGGTTTGAACCGCTGATCGGTAACCCCGGTGATGGATCATCACCCCACTGTGCGGTGGTGGATGAATATCACGAGCACGCCACCGATGCGCTTTACACCACGATGCTTACCGGGATGGGGGCGCGACGTCAGCCACTGATGTGGGCCATTACTACTGCCGGGTACAACATTGAGGGGCCGTGCTACGACAAGCGGCGGGAAGTCATCGAGATGCTCAACGGCTCGGTGCCCAACGATGAACTGTTCGGGATCATCTATACCGTTGATGAAGGTGATGACTGGACCGACCCGCAGGTGCTGGAAAAAGCTAACCCGAATATTGGCGTGTCGGTTTATCGCGAATTTTTGTTAAGTCAGCAGCAGCGTGCGAAAAATAACGCCCGTCTGGCAAACGTCTTTAAAACAAAACACCTCAATATCTGGGTGTCGGCGCGTTCGGCGTATTTCAACCTGGTGAGCTGGCAGAGCTGCGAGGATAAATCACTGACCCTTGAGCAGTTCGAGGGGCAACCGTGCATTCTGGCCTTTGACCTGGCGCGTAAGCTGGATATGAACAGCATGGCGCGACTTTATACCCGCGAGATTGACGGTAAAACGCATTACTACAGTGTGGCTCCGCGCTTCTGGGTACCGTATGACACGGTGTACAGCGTCGAGAAAAATGAAGATCGCCGGACAGCCGAACGCTTTCAGAAATGGGTGGAAATGGGCGTTCTGACCGTTACCGATGGTGCGGAGGTGGATTATCGCTACATCCTCGAGGAGGCCAAAGCGGCGAACAAAATCAGCCCGGTCAGTGAGTCACCCATCGACCCCTTCGGGGCGACCGGGTTGTCACATGACCTTGCTGATGAAGACCTGAATCCCGTCACTATCATTCAGAACTACACCAACATGTCCGACCCGATGAAAGAGCTGGAAGCGGCAATTGAATCGGGGCGCTTTCATCATGATGGCAATCCCATCATGACCTGGTGTATCGGCAACGTGGTCGGCAAAACCATTCCGGGTAACGATGATGTGGTGAAGCCCGTCAAAGAGCAGGCGGAAAACAAAATCGATGGTGCAGTTGCGCTGATTATGGCGGTTGGCAGAGCCATGCTGTACGAGAAAGAAGACACGTTGTCTGACCACATTGAGTCCTATGGGATCCGCTCGCTTTAACTGAGGTAATTATGATCATGCTGATTCTCGCGCCTCTGGTGGGCGTGCTGGGGGCGCTTTTGCTGGCGTATGGTGCCTGGCTGATTTATCCCCCGGCGGGGTTTGTTGTTGCCGGGGCGTTGTGCCTGTTCTGGTCGTGGCTGGTGGCGCGATATCTTGAGCGTACACAGTCGTCTGTCGGCGGAGGTAAATAGTGTTTTTTTCGGGATTATTTCAACGAAAAAGTGACGCACCGGTGACCACGCCAGCAGAGCTGGCGGATGCTATCGGGCTGTCATATGACACCTATACCGGAAAGCAGATCAGCAGCCAGCGGGCCATGCGACTGACGGCGGTTTTTTCCTGCGTCAGGGTGCTGGCGGAGTCGGTCGGGATGTTGCCCTGCAACCTGTATCACCTGAACGGCAGCCTGAAACAGAGAGCCACCGGCGAACGTCTGCATAAGCTGATCTCCACGCATCCCAATGGCTATATGACGCCGCAGGAGTTCTGGGAGCTGGTGGTCACCTGTCTGTGCCTGCGGGGAAACTTTTACGCCTACAAAGTGAAAGCATTTGGCGAAGTGGCTGAACTGCTGCCCGTCGATCCCGGCTGTGTGGTACCGAAGCTTAACAGTAGCTGGGAGCCGATCTATCAGGTCACATTCCCGGATGGCTCCACGGATGTACTGAGCCAGGAGGATATCTGGCATGTGCGCACGCTGACGCTGGACGGACTGGTGGGGCTGAATCCCATCGCCTATGCCCGCGAGGCAATATCGCTGGCAGCTGCGACCGAAGAGCACGGGGCCAGACTGTTCAGCAATGGCGCGGTGACGTCGGGTGTGTTGCGTACAGAGCAGACGCTGTCAGATCAGGCTTATGAGCGCCTGAAGAAAGATTTTGAGGAGCGTCACACCGGGCTTGGCAATGCTCACCGCCCGATGATCCTTGAGATGGGGCTGGACTGGAAGTCGATGGCGCTGAACGCCGAGGACAGCCAGTTCCTGGAAACCCGCAAGTTTCAGCTTGAAGAAATCTGTCGTCTGTTCCGGGTGCCGTTGCACATGGTGCAGAACACCGATCGCGCCACCTTCAACAATATCGAAGAGCTGGGGCTGGGATTTATCAACTATTCACTGGTGCCGTATCTGACCCGCATTGAGCAGCGGATCAACACCGGACTGGTACGAAAAAGTAAGCAGGGCGTTTATTACGCCAAATTTAACGCCGGGGCCTTACTGCGCGGGGATATGAAGTCCCGTTTTGAAGCCTACGCTACCGGGATTAACTGGGGAATTTACTCTCCCAATGACTGCCGCGACCTGGAAGATATGAATCCGCGTCCCGGTGGTGATGTCTATCTCACACCGATGAACATGACCACGAAACCCTCCGATGGCAGTAAAGCCGGTAAGCAGAAGGATAACGCCAATGCAGACGAAACAACGTCTTGATGTACCGCTGAGTCTGAAATCTGTCAGTGACTCCGGTGAGTTTGAAGGGTATGGCTCCGTCTTTGGTGTAAAGGACAGCCACGATGATGTGGTGATGTCAGGGGCATTTGCCGCTTCCCTGCGGGCGTGGAGTGACAGAAAAGCGTTACCTGCGCTGCTCTGGCAGCACCGCATGGATGAACCCATCGGTGTTTACACCGAAATGAAGGAAGACGATGTCGGGCTTTACGTCAGGGGACGGTTGCTTATTGATGATGATCCCCTCGCAAAACGCGCACATGCACACATGAAGGCCGGTTCGTTAACCGGCCTTTCTATTGGGTACGTCCTGAAAGACTGGGAATACGACCGGAGCAAAGAAGCCTTTCTGCTGAAAGAAATCGACCTCTGGGAAGTCAGCCTGGTGACGTTCCCGTCTAACGACGAGGCGCGGATCAGCGACGTCAAGAACGCACTGGCCCGCGGGGAAATCCCCGAACAGAAAAAAATCGAAAGAGTCCTGCGTGATGTCGGACTCTCCCGTACCCAGGCCAAAGCATTCATGGCCGGGGGCTATGGCGCACTGTCCCTGCGCGACGCTGAGGATGTGGGCTCTGCACTGAATGCACTGAAAAATCTGAACTTCTAATCAGGAGAAATACGATGGCGGTTGATATTAAAGATGTCGAACAGGTCGCGCAGGAGCTGCAGCAGAAGTTTGACGACTTCAAAGCAAAGAACGACAAGCGCGTTGAGGCGATTGAGCAGGAAAAAGGCAAACTTGCCGGGCAGGTGGAAACCCTGAACGGAAAACTCAGCGAGCTGGAAAATCTCAAAAGCGACCTTGAAAAAGAGCTGCTTGAGCTGAAACGTCCGGCAGGTGGAGCGCAAAATAAACTGGCCACCGAGCATAAAGAGGCGTTTGTGGGCTTCCTGCGTAAAGGCCGTGAAGACGGTCTGCGCGATCTGGAGCGTAAGGCATTGCAGGTGGGCACCGATGAAGACGGTGGCTACGCCGTGCCGGAAGAACTGGATCGCAACATTCTTAACCTGCTGAAAGATGAAGTGGTGATGCGTCAGGAAGCCACGGTGATCACCGTTGGCGGTTCCGACTACAAAAAACTGGTGAATCTGGGCGGTACGGCTTCCGGATGGGTGGGGGAAACGGATACGCGATCCCAGACTGCCACCTCCAGACTGGAGCTGATTGAACCTCTCATGGGGGAAATCTACGGCAACCCGCAGGCTACCCAGAAAATGCTGGACGATGCCTTCTTCAACGTGGAGGCCTGGATCAACAGCGAGCTGGCAACCGAATTTGCCGAACAGGAAGAAATTGCCTTTACCTCCGGCGATGGCACCAAGAAGCCGAAAGGGTTCCTGGCGTATGAGTCCACTGATGAAACCGATAAGGTCCGGGCGTTCGGCAAACTTCAGCATATTGTATCCGGCGACGCGACTGCGGTGACCGCAGACGCCATTATCAAACTGATTTACACGCTGCGAAAGGCACACCGCACTGGCGCGAAGTTCATGATGAACAACAACAGCCTGTTTGCCATCCGTCTGCTGAAAGACACCGAGGGTAACTATCTGTGGCGTCCTGGGCTGGAACTGGGGCAGCCGTCCTCTCTGGCGGGTTACGGTATCGCTGAAAACGAACAGATGCCGGATATCGCCGCTGATGCGAAAGCCATTGCATTTGGTAACTTCAAACGGGGTTACACCATCGTTGACCGTATCGGCACCCGCATTCTGCGTGACCCGTACACCAATAAACCGTTTGTCGGTTTTTATACCACCAAGCGCACCGGCGGGATGCTGGTCGATTCGCAGGCCATCAAACTGCTGAAGATTGCAGCGGCGTAATCATTCAGGGGCGCGGAACCGCGCCCCCTGTTCTGACGGGTGAAGAATCATGATCCTGAAACAAGATCTGAAATGGTCACCGGACGGTATGCGTGTTGAGGTCATTCGGGCCGGTGAGTATGACGACGGGACGCTTCCTGCCCGGGTGCAGGAGATTGCACTTCAGGCCGGGTTAGCAGAGCGCGGAACCAGTACAAAAAGCAGTAAAGCAGCAAAAGAGAAAAAAGCCACGACCAGTAAAGAGGGCTGAGTATGCTTCTGACAATGGAAGAGATTAAAGCCCAACTCCGGCTGGATGAGGATTTCGATGCTGATGACCGCCATCTGCAACTGCTGGCCTGTGCGGCGCAAAAGCGGACGGAAACGTATCTGAACCGGAAGCTCTATGCACCGGATGAAACCATTCCGGACAGCGATCCGGACGGGCTGCACCTGTCGGATGATATTCGTCTGGGGATGCTGATGCTTATCAGCCATTTTTACGAAAACCGCTCGTCGGTTACGGAAGTGGAGAAACTCGACATGCCGCAGAGTTTTGGCTGGCTTGTCGGCCCGTACAGGTACTTTCCGCAATGAAAATTCGTCAGGCGCAGACCAGCGCAACCTACATTCTGCCGGATCCCGGTGAACTGAATAAACGCGTCCTGATCCGCCAGCGGGTGGATATGCCCGCGGATAACTTTGGCGTGGAGTCTCAATACCCGGTTACGTTCCGGACATGGGCGAAGGTTATCCAGACCAGTGCCACCACCTGGCAGGAAACCGCGCAGACCGGGGACGCCATCACCCATTACATCACCATTCGTTACCGCCGGGGGATCACTGCTGATTATGAGGTGGTCTGTGATGACAGTGTGTACCGGGTGAAACGTCAGCGTGATCTGAACGGGGCGCGGCGCTTTCTGCTGCTGGAGTGTACGGAGCTGGGCGAATGTAGGCAGAGTCACGGAGGCAGCAATGGCGACTCCCTTTTTTCACGTTGATGTTCAGCAGCCCGCCGAGATGCGCTTTAACCGCGCCCGTGTCCGGCGGGCGTTTGTCACGATTGGGCAGCGTCATATGCGTGATGCCCGTCGGCTGGTGATGCGCCGTGCGCGGTCGGCACCAGGTGAAAACCCCGGTTATCAGACCGGACGCCTGGCTCGTTCGATTGGTTATATGGTGCCGAGAGCCAGTAAAAAGAGAGCCGGTTTTATGACACGCATTGCCCCTAACCAGCGCAACGGGAAGGGGAACCGGATGATCTCTGGTGACTTCTATCCGGCATTTCTGTTTTTTGGTGTCCGGGGAGGAGCAAAACGTCGTCGTAGTCATCATCGTGGTGCATCCGGTGGCAGCGGCTGGCGACTGGCTCCACGTAATAACTTCATGGTGGAAACGCTTGAAAAGAACCGCAGCTGGACACGCTATTTTCTGGCGCGGGAATTGCGTAAATCACTGAAGCCGGAGCGACGACACAGATGAAACTGACGCCTGTTATTGCTGCGCTGCGTGCCCGCTGCCCGTATTTTGAAAACCGGGTGGCAGGCGCGGCACAGTTCAAAAATCTGCCGGAGGTCGGAAAGCTGAGACTCCCGGCGGCGTATGTGGTACCGGGTGATGACTCTCCGGGAGAAAACAAAAGCCAGACCGACTACTGGCAGGAGCTGAAAGAGGGCTTCTCCGTGGTTGTCATACTGAGTAACGGGCGTGATGAGCGCGGTCAGTTTGCCTCGTATGATGTGGTGGACGATGTCCGGCAGATGCTCTTTAAGGCCCTGCTGGGCTGGAACCCGGAAGCGTGCGGTAACCCGATTACCTATGACGGCGGCACGCTGCTGGATCTGAATCGTCATGAGCTGATTTATCAGTTCGATTTTTCGGTCATCAGCGAGCTGACTGAAGACGATACCCGCCAGCAGGATGATCTGAACAGTCTGGATGAACTGCAAACGCTGGCGATTGATGTTGATTATCTCGAGCCCGGTAACGGGCCTGACGGCGATATCGAACATCACATCGAAATAACCCTTCCTTCCTGAGGATCCTCATGTTTGTCAAACCTGTTAAAGGGCGGTCAGTTCCTGACCCTGCCCGCGGCGACCTTTTGCCCGCCGAAGGGCGAAATGTTGACGAGAACAACTACTGGCTGCGCCGTGAAGTAGCGGGTGATATCCGGCGCGTGAATAAAAAGGTGAACACCGATGACGATAAGCTTTAACACCATTCCGTCGAATACGCTGGTTCCGCTGTTTTATGCGGAAATGGATAACCAGGCGGCGAATACTGCACAGGACAGCGGGGCATCGTTGCTGATTGGTCACGCCAATAACGGTGCAGAGATTGTTGCCAACAGTCTGGTGCTGATGCCGTCGGCAGACTATGCACGCCAGATTTGTGGTGCGGGAAGTCAGCTGGCGCGTATGGTCGAGGCTTATCGCCAGACCGACCCGTTTGGTGAGCTGTATGTGATTGCCGTTCCGGAAGCCACAGGCGCGGCGGCAACGGTTACGCTGACGGTGACCGGGGCGGCAACCGAAACCGGCACGGTGAATGTCTATGTGGGACGTACCCGCGTGCAGGCTCCGGTGACCAACGGCGATAACGTCGCGACGATTGCCAGCAGTATCCAGGATGCCATCAATGCCGTTCCGGCCCTGCCGTTTACTGCCTCATCTTCGGCAGGCGTGGTCACACTGACCGCGCGTCATAAGGGGCTTTGCGGGAATGAAATTCCTGTCAGCCTCAATTACTACGGCTTCGGTGGGGGCGAAGTGCTGCCAGCGGGCGTACAGATTGCCGTGGCGACGGGGACCGCCGGAACGGGCGCTCCGGTTCTCACCGGCGCGGTGGCTGCAATGGCGGATGAGCCGTTTGATTATATCGGTCTGCCGTTCAACGACACGGCCTCCGTTAACACGCTGGTGACCGAGATGAACGATACCAGCGGTCGCTGGAGCTATGCGCGTCAGCTGTATGGTCATGTGTATACGGCAAAGATCGGCACGCTGTCAGAACTGGTGACCGCAGGTGACCAGTTTAACCAGCAGCACATTACCCTGGCTGGGTACGAAAAAGACACCCAGACGCCTGCCGATGAGCTGGCGGCAAGCCGTACCGCCCGCGCAGCGGTGTTTATTCGCAACGATCCGGCACGTCCCACGCAGACCGGTGAGCTGGTGGGTATGCTGCCTGCGCCGAAGGGGAAACGGTTCACGATGACCGAACAACAGACCCTGCTGTCTCATGGCGTGGCAACGGCGTATGTCGAAAGCGGGGTGCTGCGCATTCAGCGTGATGTCACCACGTACAGGAAAAACGCTTACGGTGTTGCGGATAACAGCTACCTCGACAGCGAGACGCTGCATACCAGCGCGTATGTGCTGCGCAAACTGAAATCCGTCATTACCAGTAAGTACGGGCGTCACAAGCTTGCCAGCGACGGTACCCGCTTTGGTCCCGGTCAGGCGATTGTCACACCGGCGGTGATCAAAGGGGAACTGCTGGCAACCTACCGTCAGCTTGAGCGTGCGGGGATCGTGGAAAACTACGAACTGTTTAAGCAGTACCTGGTTGTGGAGCGTGATGCCAGCGATCCGAACCGCCTGAACACGCTGTTCCCGCCTGACTATGTTAACCAGTTGCGTGTTTTTGCCGTGGTTAACCAGTTCCGTCTTCAGTATTCAGAGGAGTCTGCATAATGGCCCGTATCGGGGGAACCTGTTATTTCAAAATTGACGGTCAACAGCTATCGCTGACCGGCGGCATTGAGGTGCCCATGAACAGGACGGTCAATGATGACATCATCGGCCTGGACGGTTCAGTGGACCGCAAGGAAACTCACCGTGCGCCTTATGTCAAAGGGACCTTCAAGGTGCCGAAGAATTTTCCGGTGAGCAAAATCACCTCGTCTGATGAGATGACCATCACTGCCGAGCTGGCGAACGGTCAGGTCTATGTATTGTCGTCCGCCTGGCTGCACGGCGAAGCGAACCATAATGCCGAAGAAGGCACGGTTGATCTTGAGTTCCACGGTGAAGAAGGGGATTACCAGTAATGAAAGAGCTTGAGTTAAAGAAACCGATTATCGCTCATGGTGAGACACTCTCCGTACTGGAGTTTGATGAGCCCACCGGGAAGGATGTCCGCGAGCTGGGGTATCCCTACCAGATGAATCAGGATGAGTCCGTCAGACTTCTGGCACATGTGGTGTCGAAATACATTGTGCGGCTGGCGAAAGTGCCGCAAAGCTCTGTCGACCAGATGTCTCCGGCAGACCTGAATGCAGCGGCGTGGCTTGTGGCTGGTTTTTTCCTCCAGGCCTGACGGCTGAATACCTCACTGATCGCTTCTTTGACTGCGCCAGCTACTGGCGCATTAATCCTTTCGAATTGCTGAATATGCCGATCAGTGAAATTCCCTTACTGGTCAGTCAGGCAAACAGGATAGAGCAGGAGAAACGCACACATGGCGGAATTTGAGCTTAAGGCGTTGATCACCGGTGTCGACAGGCTTTCTCCCGCGCTGTCGAAAATGCAAAAGAAAATCCGGGGATTTAAACGCCAGGCGGAAGAAGCGTCACAGGGTGGGCTGGCGCTTGGTGGCGGACTGGCAGCGGGTCTGACGCTTTCCCTGAAATCTTATGCCGATCAGGAAAACGCCGCCACCGGGCTGAAAGTCGCCATGATGGATGCGAACGGCGAGGTTGGAAAGCGCTTTCAGGACATCAATAAACTGGCTATTGGCCTGGGTAACCAGCTACCCGGTACAACGGCTGATTTCCAGAACATGATGCAGATGCTGGTGCGTCAGGGGATCCCGGCAGAAAACATTCTTGGCGGTGTGGGTAAAGCGACAGCTTATCTTGCGGTACAACTGAAAAAAACACCGGAAGCGGCTGCTGAGTTTGCTGCAAAGATGCAGGATGCTACCGGAACGGCGTCAGAAGACATGATGGGGCTGTTCGACACTATCCAGAAGGCGTTTTATCTGGGCGTTGACGATACCAACATGTTGTCCTTCTTCACTAAAACCAGTTCTGTTCTGAAGATGGTGAACAAGGACGGTCTTCAGGCTGCACAGAGCCTTGCCCCCATCAGCGTCATGATGGATCAGATGGGGATGAACGGGGAGTCGGCAGGTAATGCCCTGCGAAAAGTTATCCAGTCCGGATTAAGCGTTAAGAAAATCAGGGACGTTAATAAAGTTATGGCCCGCCAGAAACTCGGGGTACAGCTCGATTTTACTGACGGCAAAGGAAGTTTTGGCGGTCTTGATAACATGTTCAGGCAACTGGCAAAGCTGCGAAAACTGACCGACGTTAAGCGAACAGGTGTACTTAAGGCAATATTTGGTGATGATGCCGAAACCCTTCAGGTGGTCAATGCACTAATCGATAAAGGAAAGGATGGCTACGATCAGATCCAGCAGAAGATGAATAAACAGGCCAGCCTGAATAAACGTGTTCAGGCACAGCTTGGTACGCTGTCCAACCTGTGGGAGGCAATGACAGGGACCGCAACTAACGGCCTTGCGGCTATTGGCGGCGCATTTTCTGGTGACGCTAAAAATATCACACAATGGCTGGGGGAGTTGGGGGAGAAATTCACGAAGTTTGCGGATGAAAATCCCCGGGTTATTCGCGGCGTCGTCGGGCTTGCTGCCGGTCTTGCGATTCTGAAACTGGGATTGATGGGCGTGGGCAGTGCCATCAGTATTGTCAGCAGGATTATGTCGATGACGCCGATTGGCATGATTGCGACGGCGATTGCTCTGGCTGCGGGATTAATTATCACTAACTGGGATGTTGTCGGACCTTATTTCAAGAAGCTCTGGGAAACCATTGGTCCTTATTTTGAGGCAGGCTGGGAACTTCTGAAGAAGGTTTTTGCCTGGTCGCCGCTTGGGATGGTGATCAATAACTGGGGACCGGTTGTTAAGTGGTTTCAGGATATGTGGGATAAGCTGAAGCCGATTATTGAATGGTTTACCGACAGTTCCGGTGACACGGTCGATGCCATTAACTCGGCGCAGTGGGGCGCGGGTGCTTATGATGCTTATGGGACGGGAATACCGCCACGGGGATACACTCCTTATCCGGTGGTGGATCCGGCTCAGGCAAACAACGCCTCCGATGCCACAGGCTCGAATCCCTTCATGATTAACAAAGCTTCTGTGCCAAAAGTTGATGGTGAGATCAAGGTATCTTTTGTGAATTCGCCTCCGGGTATGCGGGTTATGGAAACGCGATCCAGCGGTTTTGATGTCAGCCATGATGTTGGCTATACGCGGTTCAGGTAGTGTACAAAATGATTAATGTGTTTTTGTCTGGCATAATTTGGGTTTTCAGCTTTAAGTAGTTAATATAATCATTCCTTACAAATGATTGAAGGGATGATTATGCGTATCTTTGTTTTTTTTATATCTGCACTTTTATCTTTTAACTTGGCCGCGGAGGAGTGTAAGTTCAGCTTTAATGAGTCAGAATTAATCTCTTCTATAGGTATTGCACCAGTTAAGCAAGAGATAATAAAGGATGAAGGAATAACTAAGCGGCAATATGAATTCAGAAGAGAATTATCTTCTGAAGAAATGCTTAGTGATGACGCTGATGAAAAATATGAGCCGCAGTTTTATATATCTGTTTATAATCCATCATGCCCACAAAAGGTTATTGTTTGGTTTTTCAAAGACAATAAAAACACAATGGATTTAAGTAATGAGGTCCTTGCTGGTAGAGCGTTCAAGTATTTAACTGGTGTTAATGAAAGTATTTTTGAAAATAAAATGAAAAAGTTTTTAAAGGTACAGTCATTTGAATCTTTTGATGAAAGGACAGATTCTAAATTTATAAAGAGTGGTGATATTTATTCCATTGATGTTCAACTCAGATAGTAATTAAAAATATTAGGTTCCCGCCACATCTTCTGCGATGTAAATAACTGACAAAGCAGATTTGGCGGGTTTTTTGTATCCGGAGTTTATATGACGTGGAAAGACAGGCTTCAGGATGCGTCATTTCGCGGCGTACCGTTTAAGGTTGAAGAAGAAAGTGCGGGAACCGGTCGCCGTGTGGAAACACATGAATACCCGAACCGCGACAAGCCCTATACCGAAGATCTGGGAAAAGTCACTTTCCGCCCGTCCATCACAGCTTATGTGGTGGGAGATGACTGCTTTGACCAGCGCGATCGCCTGATTGAAGCGCTGAATAAACCCGGTCCCGGCACGCTTGTCCACCCGACATATGGTGAGCTGAAAGTCTGTGTTGACGGGGAAGTTCGGGTCAGCACATCGAAAAGTGAAGGGCGTATTGTCCGCTTTGACCTGAAGTTTGTCGAAGCAGGAGAACTCTCTTACCCCACATCAGGTGCGGCGACGGCGCAGACGCTGATGTCATCCTGTTCTGCACTGGATGACTGCATCAGTGACAGCTTCAGCGGTTTCAGTATCGATGGCGTGGCGGATTTCGTGCAGAACGACGTTATCGGTAATGCCAGCATAATGCTGGGGTATGTTTCTGATGCGATGAAAGTGGTGGATTCTGCCGTATCGGATGCCGCCAGGCTGTTGCAGGGGGATATCTCGGTACTTCTGCCGCCGCCATCGTCAGGCAAAAATTTCGTTGAGCAGGTGCAGAAAATGTGGCGTACCGGGAAACGCCTTTATGGTAACGCCAGCGACCTGGTCACCATGATCAAAACGCTTTCCGGTGTCAGCCTCGGCAGCGATCTGCAACCGCGCGGCGTCTGGAAAACGGACAGTAAAACCACCGCCACGGCGACGCAGCAGCGTAACGTGGTTGCCAGCACCCTTCGTACGACCGCAATCAGCGAAGCGGCGTATGCCGTCACCCGATTGCCTGCGCCAACAACTTCCGCGGTGATGCAGAATTCCGCAGTGGGGCAGGCAACAACACCTGCGCAGAGCACTGGCTGGCCTTCCGTCACGCATCCGGCACTGAACAATGCACCGGCGGTGAAAAACACAGTTGACCTGCCGACGTGGGAAGAACTGACTGACATTCGCGACACACTGAATACGGCAATTGATAAGGAGTTGTCCCGTACAACCAGTGATGCGCTGTTTCTGGCGCTGCGCCGGGTGAAAGCAGATCTGAATGCGGATATCAACACGCGCCTTGAACAGTCTGCACGGATCATTCAGCGCACGCCGGATGAGGTTTTACCCGCGCTGGTGCTGGCGGCGACCTGGTTTGATAACGCGGCGCGTGATGCGGACATTATCCGGCGTAATGCCATTACGCATCCCGGCTTTGTGCCGGTGATCCCTCTGAAGGTGCCAGTGCAATGAACGACAATGTCACGCTACGGGTAAATGGCCGGGAGTGGAATGGCTGGACATCGGTGCGCATCGGTGCCGGTATTGAACGGCTGGCGCGGGATTTCAGTGTGGAGATCACTCGCCAGTGGCCGGGAGATGAGGGTATCACCACGCTTCAGCCGCGCATTAAAAACGGTTCAAAAGTGGAGGTGCTGATTGGTGATGAGCTGGTGATCACCGGCTGGGTGGAGGCGACGCCCGTTCGTTACGATGCCCGTTCGGTCAGCACCGGTATTGCCGGACGCAGTCTGACCGCTGACCTGATTGACTGTGCAGCCGAACCGACACAGTTTAACGGACGATCGCTGGTACAGATAGCGCAGGCGCTTGCTGCGCCTTTCGGCATTGAGGTGGTGAACAACGGTGCGCCGTCGGGTGTTATTCCTGACGTCCAGCCCGATCACGGCGAAACGGTGATTGAGGTGATCAACAAAATACTCGGTCAGCAGCAGGCACTGGCTTACGACGACCCGCACGGCAGGCTGGTGATTGGCGGTATTGGCTCAACGCGGGCACATACCGCGCTGGTACTCGGGGAAAACATCCTTTCCTGCGATACGGAGAAGAGTATCCGGGAGCGGTTTTCTGTTTACCAGGTGGCGGGGCAGCGTGCCGGAAACGACGATGATTTCGGTGAGGCCACCACCACCGCGCTGCGGGCCCGCACAGAGGACGCATTTATTGCCCGTTACCGTCCGATGTATATCAGGCAGACAGGGCAGGCCACGGGGGCAGGCTGTATTGCGCGTGCTGACTTTGAAGCCCGACAACGGGCGGCGCGGACGGATGAAACCACCTATGTGGTGCAGGGCTGGCGACAGGGTAACGGTACGCTGTGGCAGCCCAACCAGCGGGTGATTGTCTTCGATCCGGTCTGTGGTTTCGACAATACCGAACTGCTTGTTTCGGAAGTCACGTTTACTCAGGACCAGAACGGCACCCTGACGGAAATCCGTGTCGGCCCACCTGATGCTTATCTGCCTGAACCCGAAGCCCCCGGCGCGCGGAAAAAGAAAAAAGCCAGAGTACAGGAGGACCCGTTCTGATGAGGACGATTGAAGCCATGCAGCGACAACTCCTCGGCCTGATTGGGCGGGCAGTGGTGAAAAGCATCAGTGCCGCCACGAAATGTCAGACCGTGGATGTGTCTCTGATTGCCGGTGAACCCAAAGCCGGGGTTGAACATCTTGAACCCTACGGTTTTACCTCAAGGGCAAACAGCGGTGCGGAAGCGGTGGTGTTGTTTCCGGATGGCGACCGTTCTCATGCGGTGGTTGTTACGGTGTCGGACCGGCGCTACCGCCTGAAAGGGCTGCAGACGGGTGAGGTGGCTGTCTATGACGATCAGGGGCAGTCCGTGACGCTGACCCGGGAGGGGATCGTGGTGGACGGTGCAGGTAAAACGATCACGTTTCGCAATGCGCCTAAGGCTCGTTTTGAAATGGACCTGGAAGTGACCGGACAGGTGAAAGACCTGTGCGACTCCAGCGGCACCACCATGTCAGCGATGCGGCTTGCCTATAACGGGCATCGTCACAGAGAGAACGGTCAGGGCAGTAACACCGACAAACCTGATAAAGCGATGGAGGCATGATGGAACTGTGGCTGACGGTGAACGGTAAACGCACCTGCGCCAGCGCACCGCTGGATCCGCTGACCCGTGCCGTGGTGATTTCCCTGTTCACCTGGCGGCGGGCTGAACCTGATGACAATGCCGACGTCCCGATGGGATGGTGGGGGGATACCTGGCCTGCGGTACAGAATGACCGTTACGGCTCCCGACTGTGGCTGCTTCAGCGCAGCAAACTGACCAATCAGCTGGTGCAGACGGTAAGGGGGTATATCCGCGAATGCCTGCAATGGATGATTGATGACGGCGTGGTGTCCCGTATTGATCTGGATATCCGCCGCACCGGGATTAATGAACTGGGTAACAGTATCACTCTCTGGCGTCGTGACGGACCGGTAATGATTTCTTTTGATGATCTGTGGAGTGCGATAACGCATGGCGGACAGTGAATTTCAGCGCCCGACGCTGGCAGAAAATATCAGTATGCTCCGTAACGATTTATTCGCCAGGCTGGACGTCAGCGACACGCTCCGGCGCATGGATGAAGACGTGCGGGCAAAGGTGTATGCGGCGGCGCTGCATACGGTTTACGGGTACATCGATTATCTGGCAATGAATATGCTGCCTGACCTGTGCGATGAGTCCTGGCTGGCGCGACATGCTGCGATGAAACGGTGTCCGCGCAAGGGGGCCACGGCTGCCAGCGGGTATATGCGCTGGGAAGGTGTCAGCGATGGCCTGAAGGTGACCGCCGGGAGTGTTATTCAGCGCGATGACCTGGTTCAGTACACGGCAACTGCCGATGCAACCAGCACTGGTGGTGTCCTGCGTGTGCCGATCACTTGCTCAACTACAGGCGCGGTCGGTAACGCTGACGACGGTACGGCATTAATCCTGGTCACGCCGGTGAATGGTCTGCCGTCTTCCGGTGTGGCTGACACCCTGACAGGCGGATTTGATACTGAAGAGCTGGAAACGTGGCGCGCCCGCGTCATTGAGCGGTATTACTGGACGCCGCAGGGCGGGGCTGACGGGGACTATGTCGTCTGGGCTAAAGAAGTGCCCGGCATTACCCGCGCATGGACATACCGTCACTGGATGGGAACGGGAACTGTCGGTGTGATGATTGCCAGCAGTGACCTGATTAATCCCATTCCGGAAGAATCAACGGAAACGGCAGCAAGACAACATATCGGGCCACTGGCCCCGGTGGCAGGCTCTGATTTGTATGTATTCAGGCCGGTGGCACATACGGTGGATTTTCATATCCGCGTGACGCCGGACACACCGGAAATACGGGCTGCCATTACCGCGGAGTTGCGTTCGTTCCTGCTGCGTGATGGTTATCCGCAGGGAGAACTGAAGGTGTCACGTATCAGTGAAGCGATTTCCGGTGCGAACGGGGAATACAGCCATCAGTTGCTTGCACCGGCAGACAATATCTCCATTGCAAAAAATGAACTGGCGGTACTGGGGACGATTTCATGGACGTGACAAACGATGATTACATCCGTCTGTTGTCGGCACTGTTGCCCCCCGGTCCGGCGTGGTCAGCCAGCGATCCGGCGATTGCCGGTGCGGCACCGTCATTAACCCGCGCTCATCAGCGTGCGGATGCCCTGATGCGGGAGCTGGATCCGCGCACCACCACTGAACTGATAAACCGCTGGGAGCGTCTGTGCGGTCTGCCGGATGAATGTATTCCGGCGGGAACGCAGACCCTTCGCCAGCGTCAGCAACGGCTGGATGCGAAGGTTAACCTGGCGGGCGGCATCAACGAGGATTTTTATCTTGCACAGCTTGCTGCCCTGGGCAGACCAGATGCCACCATCACGCGATACGACAAAAGCACGTTCACCTGCTCATCGGCCTGTACTGACGCGGTGAATGCGCCGGAATGGCGGTATTACTGGCAGGTCAACATGCCAACCACCACCACCAACACCACCTGGATGACATGTGGCGATCCCTGTGATTCCGCACTGCGTATCTGGGGCGACACCGTTGTCGAGTGTGTGCTTAACAAACTCTGCCCGTCGCATACCTACGTAATTTTTAAATATCCGGAGTAATCCATGCATCGTATAGACACGAAAACCGCGCAGAAGGATAAGTTCGGCGCGGGTAAGAACGGTTTTACCCGTGGTAACCCCCAGACCGGCACGCCTGCCACCGATCTGGATGATGACTACTTTGACATGTTGCAGGAGGAGCTTTGCAGCGTGGTGGAGGCATCCGGTGCCAGTCTGGAGAAGGCGCGGCACGATCAGCTGCTTACCGCGCTTCGTGCGCTGCTGTTAAGCCGCAAGAATCCGTTTGGTGATATCAAATCGGATGGCACGGTGAAAACGGCTCTCGAAAACCTTGGTATTAAAAACGCATCAACAACACAGGTGGGTTTAGTCCGGTTAACGTCATCGCGGGTATCGGGTGCAGAGGATATTGCAGCCACAGCTAA